GCCACCGCGACGGCGGCACACCGCGCTCGACATTGGCGCCCATGTCGGGACCTGGACCCTGGAGCTGATGCGCGAGTTCAAGGAGGTGCACGCCTTCGAGCCGGTGCCCGAGACCTTCGCCTGCCTCGCCCGCAACGTCGGCGCCAGGATCGGGACCTGGGCCCAGGTCAGCCTCTACGGGGTAGCGGTGGCCGACCGCGAGGCCCGCTGGCGCGGCTACTCCGACAAGCCCGGCAACAGCGGTGGCAACTGGCTGGCGCAGGACGGGCTGGGTCCGATCCGCTCGCTGACGATCGACCAGCTGGAGCTGCGCGATGTCGACCTGATCAAGATCGACGTCGAGGGCATGGAGCCCCTGGTGCTGCAGGGGGCAGCGGCGACCCTGGCCCGTTACCGACCGCTGGTGATCTGGGAGCACAAGGAGCGCTTCGCCAAACGGTATCCTAACACCAGCAAGGCTGAAGCCTTGTTGGCGTCAGCAGGCCTACACCAGCTCGCCAAGGTCGGCTCGGACCGGATTTGGGGCCGCTGATGGATGAAGAAGACCCCTGCAGCCCTGTCCTGGCACTGTTGGCTCTCGGGGTGGTGATAGCCGTCCCGGCGCTGCTGCTGTGGCTGGTCGTATGACCGTGGTCGTCACCAGCTTCGACGAGCCGCAATGGGACCTCTACGCCCGGCGCTGCCTGGAGAGCCACCATGCGCTGTGGCCGCCGGACTGGTCCTTGACCGCCTACACGTCGATGCCGGCGCTGCTCGAAGCCAACCCGTTCCAGGACCGGCTTTTTCGGTTCCTGCCACTGCCTGAGAGCATCTCTATTTTCAAATCCATGGCTCCCAAAGGAGCCAATGGCACCAAGCCGTACCCTTGCTGGTCGAGCCGGGACCTGAAGAAGGGCCACAGCTATCGGACCGACGCCCTGCGGTTCTGCTACAAGCCTCTGGTCCTGGTCGAGCACGCCACCCAGCTGACCCGGGCCGAAGGGCCACTGACCCCGCACACCTTCTTCTGGCTCGACGCCGACGTCGTCACCCTGACCGCCCCACCTGACGACGCCCTGGAACAGATGCTGCCCGACGAAGCCGGCATATGCCGACTTCACCGGCCCAAGAGCTACAGCGAAACCGGGTTCCTGGGCTTTCGGCTGCCGGCCGCCAGGAGCTTTTTCCGCAAGCTGGCCGACATCTACCTGACTGGCAGCCTGTACCGGCTGAGCCAGTGGCACGACAGCTGGGCGATCGACTTCGCGATCCGCTCTGCCACCACCCTTCTATGCCACAATCACAACGGCTCCTGGCCGTTCGGCTGGTCCGATCACCTCAAAGGCAAACGCAAGGAGCTGAGTGTTGTATACGGCCCAGGTTAATTTCGTACGCGCCGACGACCGCAACCGCGGCACCGGCGAGGCCGCGGCCTATCGCCGGTTCAAGGTCCGTGGCGACGCCATGGTCGCCGACATCGTCGACGTCGCGGTCGAGCAACTGGCCAGTTTCGACGAGCCGCTGGCGATCCGCGACATTACGCTAAGGCCGTTATGGTGGAACACCCAGGCGGTCGAGAACTGTGAACCGGAGCCGATCGGGCGATGATCGTCTGGATCGGTCACGACCGCCGCTGGCCCAAGACCTACGAGGCGTGCCGGAACTCGATCCGCCACCACAACCCAGAGGTCCAGCCGCTACCCCTGAGCCGGGCCCTGGTCGAGGGTACCGGCCTCTACTGGCGCGCCGATCCCAAGGCCGCGACCGAGTTCAGCCTGAGCCGGTTCCTGGTCCCGGCCCTGATGCGGTACCAGGGTTGGGCCCTGTTCTGCGACGGCGACTTCGTCTTCACCCGGCCGCTCGAAGAGCTGTTCGCCCTGGCCGACCCCGAGAAGGCGGTGATGGTGGTCCAACATAGCCAGGACCTGTGGGTGCATGGCGATCGACGGCAGAAGATGGATGGCCAGGAGCAGGTCTACTATCCGCGCAAATGGTGGTCGGCCCTGGTCCTGTGGAACTGCGGCCATACCGGCAACGGCATCGTGACCCCGGCCAGGGTCAACTCGGCCGACCCCGGCTGGCTGCACCGGTTCGGCTGGCTCCACGACACCGAAATTGGCGCGCTGCCGGCCGACTGGCACTGGCTCGACGGCTACAGCAAGCCGGTGCTCGGCGACATGCCGGCCGGGATTCACTTCACCCGCGGCACGCCGGAACTGGCCGACTACGAGAACACCGAATACGCATGGCTCTGGAGACAGCATGCCTGAACCGTTCGACACCACGATGCGGCTCAACCTCGCCGGCCGTCTCTACGAGGTCGAGCCCGCCCACGACATGACCGCACGTGAGATGTTCTACTTGTGGACCTTCGTGCAACGGCTCAGCGCCGGGGGCGACTGGGAGCCGGGCGACGTGTTCCTGTGGCTGAAGAAGCACAAGGTGTTGCGCCACCTGAAGCCGATCGTCGAAGGCAAGCTGGGATGAGGGTCCGGGTCGCCATCCCCCAGGCGGTGCCCTACCCGCATGCCGCCGTGGTCCAAGGGCTGAAGGCCCTGGGCCACGAGATCGCACCCTTGAGCGAGATCACCCACGATCTGGTCGTCACCTGGACCCCCTGGCACGGCACCGTGCGCGACGTCGAGGCCCGCAGCCACCGGATCGTGGTGGTGATCGAGAACGGCTGGTTCAGCCCGCTCCAGGACAAGCGGCTCTATCAGGTCGCCTTGTGGGGTTTCAACGGCACCGGCGCCTTCGTCGAGGGCCCGCCCGGGCGGCTCGGGACCTGGAACCTGCCGCCTGTTCGAGTACTAGCCAAGGCCCACGGGCCCTGGCTCGTGGTCGCCCAGCGACGCGGCACCGGCGACCCGCGTTCGATGCCGCCGGACTGGCCCGAGCGGGTGACCGCTAGGTTACGGGATCACGTCCAGGTCAACATTCACTACCGTGGCCGAGGCGAGAACCCCTACGAGGTCATGGAGCGCCTGCACCCGCGCGGGGTGGTGACCTGGAGCAGCTCGTTCAGCTCCTGGGCCCTGTGGTCGGGAGTGCCGGTGTTCTACTGCGGGCCCGGGATCATGGGCTGGCGAGTGGCGCGGCGCTGGCACGAGGACCAACCGGCACCCGAGCCCTACGAGGTCGACAGAATGACCGTTGAAACAGAGTTTCAACGGTTAGCCTGGGCGCAATGGAGCGAGACCGAGATCGCCACCGGCGAACCGTTCGCCAGACTGCTGAGGGACCGATGACAACGAGCGGCGTCCTGCGCATGATGATCGTGCGCACGGTGACGGTGATCCTGCTGCTCTACCTGATGACGGCGTGCTCCTCAGGTTGGATGGACTGCAGCGACACCAGCTGCAAGGCCGGCTTCTATCGGATCATGACCGAGACCGGGGTCACCTTGACCACCCCCAACGGTGGCAGCTTCAGCTACAGCAGCTCGCCCAGCGATCTTGCCCTGCAGCACGCCAACGAGGCAATCGCCCGGCTGACGGCCTTGCTCGAAGCCCGCCAACCCCCCATCCCGGAGGCTGCCCCCCGATGAAGATCGAAGGCTACCGCGACCTGAGCGATGACGAGGTCGACCTGATGAACCGGATCAAGAAGGTCGAGGGCAAGGTGGCCGCCCTGCACCGCGAGGTGACGGCCCGGATCGGCAGCAACGAGGCAGCCAAGCGCTGGGCCAGCATCGGCCGCACCCAGATCGAGGGCGGCTTCATGTTCCTGCTGAAGGCGGTGGCGCAGCCGACCAAGGGGCTGGGCCACGATGTTTGAGCCCGACGAGCCAGTCTATCTCGTTGCCGGCGGGCCCAGCCTTTTGCACTTCGACTGGGACTGCCTCGACCACAAGCCCTGCATCGCCATCAACCACGCCCACCGGATGCTGCCCAACGCCTGGGTGCTGTGGTGGACCGACTGGCGCTATGGCGACCGCTACGGCAAGAGCCTGCAGGCCCACAGCGCTCCGCTCAAAGCCTGCCTCGAAGACCCCCTGGAGCGCCCCCAGCCCGCCTGGGCGCAGGTCTACCGCAATACCGGCACCGAAGGCCTGTCGCTGATCCCAGGGTCCCTGCGGCACGGCAACAACAGCGGCTACGCCGCTATCAACCTTGCGGTCCAGCTCGGGGCCCGGCAGCTGGTGCTCCTCGGCTACGACTTCACCGTGCACCCGGGACGGACCCACTGGCACGAGCCTCACCCTTGGGGGGCGATGCGCCAGGAGGTCCTGACCGAGAAGATGCTGCCGCATTTCGGGCCTCTGGCGGTCGAGCTGAAGGCCCTGGGCATCAGCGTCCTCAATGCCAACCCACACTCGGCTTTACGTGTGTTCCCGTTCACCCAGGAGGTAACGACCTATGATCACCGTGAAGGACGACGAGATCCTGATCGCCTATCCCAACCAGCTCGGGACCCAAGCGGGCCAGGAGGTGATCGAGGGCCGGGAGTACAGCCACAGCCTGAAGGTTGAGGAAGCTACCGAGGAGCCGACCCCGCCCAAGCTGCAGCACATCTATCTTGACCCACTCTGGGGCGGGCCGATCGGTAGCGGCAGTCGCCGGGTGATTGAAGGCAGCAAGGCAGAATGGAAGGGCAAGCCGCCCAGCTGGCAAGAGAACACTGACTACGTCAATCCCAAGATGTGGGACTACAAAGTCAGCGGCCGCGACTACATTGGTGATCGCATCCCGACCGGGGTTAGGTTGTTCAATCCGATCTTCGAGAACATCACCAATATCGACTACATGATGTACATCAACCACGGGCATGCCGAGGAGCGCAACACGGTCAACTTCGTGATCTTTGGCGGCTACAGCAAGGGCGTTAAAGCCAAGGGCGCCTGGGCCGAGTTCAAGACCAGCAAGACGCTGATCGAAGACCATGTGATCGACGGCAGCTGTGGCTTCGGCCAGTACGTGCGGCAGCGGCACGGCCGCCAGCTGGTGATGGTCGGCGGCCGCGGCAAGGGCATCGTCGCGGCGCGTGGCTGGTGCCATTGGATCGACGTGCCGGACGTCACCGCCCAGAGCTGGGCCGGACCGCTACCCTACCGCAGCAAGGATTGGATGAAGATGCACACCGGCGAGGAAGGGCCCTGGGCCGGCAAGGCGTGGCAGGGCACCGAACTGCTCTATGCCGGCAAGACGGTGAAGAAGGCCGTGCTCGGGGTCCCGAGCGGCGGGCAGAAGTCGACCTATCCAAGCCTGAACTGCAGCGTGCACCCCGACCTCGACCTCGACGAGAAGGAGGCGGTCAAAGGCACCAAGCGCGAGGCGCTGGGCGGCTTTCGCGACCTATGGCGCAAGGCCGGCCTGCTGTAGTAGGCTGCGCCCGGTTCTCTTAACCAAGTGTCGATTGCGGGGGGCCACCCGCCCCCTCTTTTTCCTTGAACCCGTGACCCCTCGACCGCGGGACGCCGCGACAGGGCAGGGTCCACGGTAGGTGCGCAGGTAGAGACGAGTAGGTCACTGGCGGCGAAAGCTGCGCCCGGTACTGAACCGGTCCTCGCATACCCAAAGGCGATCACTGCGTACCCCCCGCCCGCTGGTGGTGGGCGGGGTCTACCGCGTGCGCATCAGCCTGAAGTTCACCACCCAGACCGGCCGGTCGACGGCGTCGAAGCCGTGAAACATCGGCCCGCTGACCGCGAGGCAGTCGGGGTATTCCTGGGCATGCGCCCCTAGCGGCTGAGCATGTAACGCATCGAACAGGTTGGTCACCTTGGTGTTGGTCAGCACGTAGTCCTGGCGCAGACCGCGGACCCGGAGCTGCACCCCAGGCTCCTCGTAGGCGAAGCTGGCCTGAGGCGGGTCGCCGGCGGTGTCGGTGATGCTGATGCAGCGGTCGGGCGCGGGCGGAAAATACCCGGCGAAGCCGACCCACTCCCCGTCGACCAGGCCCTGGGTGGTGAGGTGCTCCAAGATGGCGATGCTGGGGGCGGTCATGCTGACGTGGCCTTCTTGCGCAGCTTGCGCATGGCGTTGGCGATCCGCAGCGGCACCTTGGGCAGCTCGGCCCGCCAGGGGATTTCGAGGTACTTGGTTGGCTTGGTGCCGTGTTCGGCGATCTTCTTCTGCACCGCATAGGCCGCGTTTTCGTCACCCAGGACCTTCTTGGCCCAGCGCTTCAGGGGCTCGATCGGCGCCCAGTGCGGCAAGGTGCCTTCGTGCACGAAGAGGGCATAGCGGGCGGCCGGGCCACCGGCATAGACCTCGACCTCGACCTTGGTACTGGTCTGTCGCGGGTGGGTAACCCCGATCGAACTGCGTAACGTGCCATCGTTGACCGGCACGGGCCCCTCACGGCTGGCGGTGGCGATCCGCTCACCACTCTCGTAGAGGCCGCGACCGACCGCCTTCAGCACCAGAGTGGCGTCGGGCATCGGGATCTTCGGGATGGTGACCCGAACGTTACGCATCAATAAAGCTCCGCGGCTGCAGCCATCAGCTGAGTATGGTTGGTGGCGCCTGTCCAGGTGAACCCGTACTGGCCGCTCCCGAGCACCCGGTTGAAGAAGCCGGCGCTGGTGTCGGTGTCCTCGACCCCGCTGCCGCTATGCTCGTCGGTCTCCTTGGTCCAGCCGCTGGCAGTATATGGGTCCATGGTCCCAGTGCAGGCGCCAGCGACGGCGACGGCCAGACTGCCACCCTGCTGCACGGGGATTTCAACGACCGAATGGGTGTTGGTGGCAGTGGTCTTGGTGACGGCGGCCGCGGCCTTGCCGCCAACGTTGCCGCTCCAGTTGCTGATGTTGCAGATGCGGCCGGTGACGTTGCCCCAGTTGCCTTCGAGGTTCACGGTCAGGTTGCCGGGCGAGCCCGAGGTCAGCCCGGCCACATGGCCGATGAACACCAGCCCACGGTTGGCGCTGGTCAAATGATGCTCGACGATCAAGGTCACCGGCTTGCCCTGGAAGGTGGCGGTAAGGTTGGGCTGGCCAGCCCCGGACGCCCTGGCCACCAAGCGCAGGATCACCCGCGCCCCTACCGGTGTGAACAGGTTGCTCCAGGTGAAGGTGCTGAAGTTGGTGCCTTCGTCAAAGTCGATCCCGGTGCCCAGCACGGGCGGCACGTAGGGCACCACCGTCGCCGCTTCCCAAACCAGGAGGCGGCCCCGGTACAGCTTGGTCACCGCGGCACTGCCCCGCTTGAAGGTCACCGGGGCGGTGCTGCCGCGCTTGACGGCCCTGGTTGCCGACGTCGAGCGCCAGAGACCAACAGGCTGCCCGGTCAGGGTGTAGTAGCCGGTCCCGAGCGGGAAGCTGTACTGGACCGGTCCGACCGTGCCAGGGATCAGCCAGTTGCCGCTGCTGTCGGCCAGCAACGCCGTGCTGGCGTCGGCCAACAAGGCATTGGTGTAAACCGGCATTACACGACAACGTAGAGGGTTTCGAGATCCCAGCTGCCCAGGGCGTCATACTGGGCCTGGGTGCCGGTCCACAGTGAGCTGATCCGGTTGCTGGCCGCACCGCGGTAGACGGCTTCCAGGGTGGTACGACCGGCGGCAGGGCCACTGTCTTCGAGCAGATCACGACCATGCGCCGTGAGGTAGGTGGTTCGCATGGTGGTGTCGGTGTTGAAATAGGGTAGGCCGTTGGTGCTCTGCACCAAGGTGGCAAAGTCCTGCAGGATGGCCGGCAGCCGTGCCACCCCGAGCGTGCCATTGTCGATGTCCGCAGCATCATGCTTGTGAGGCACAATGACGACCGGTCCCGGGTCTTCGGGGTCGCCGGGGTCGGTCACGATGATCGTGGCGATCCGGTCCTCGATTACCTTGACCGCTTCCTCGATCGCAGTGAAGTTCTGGTCGTGCTCTTCGAGCGAGAGCGGCTCGCCTTTTTCGAGGACCTTGTAGAGGTCGAGCGGCATCTCAGACGAAACTCACCCTCATGGCGTACAGGTTGCCGTCCTCGTCGGGGCTGGTCTCGACCGAGACGATCGGCGGCTGGCTGCCGTCAGGCAGGGTCACCCGCCCTTCAGGCGTGAGACCCTCGACCACCGGGATGCGCACGAAGCTCGACGACATGATCAGCGCTCCGTCACCCTGCCGCGCCAACCTTGGCCGCCGCACCCAGCGGCCCATGACGCTCTGCGGCTGGTTGTAGGTCACCTCGTTGCCGATCTGCTCACGACCCGCGACGGTTTCGACCGTCACGGGGTCATGAAGCAGGTCGCCGAACTCGGCTAGGAAACTAGACAAGCTGCAGCAGGCCCAGGGTCGGATCGGCGTCGAGCAGGATGGATTCACCGTCGTTCAGCGACAACCCGCCCACCCCGTAATCCCACCACGAGATCAGCGGCTTCAACGGGCTGCT